AGGAAGAAGGACCAGCAAGTAGATCTGATTTTAAAAACTATTGTTTAAGGCAACTAGGAGCACCTGTGCTGGAAATTAATGTTGCTGATGAACAAATAGATGATATAATTGATGATGCTCTTCAGTATTTTCATGAGAGACATTTTGATGGAGTATTGCAAACATATTTAAAATATCAAGTAACACAGGAGGATATTGATAGAGGAAAAGGGCCTAGTCAAGACGGAGTATTGGGAATAGTTACTACCACTGCCACCTCTACAATTGATGGTAGTGAAATGCAATTTGATTGGAAAGAGAATAGTAATTATTTACAAGTCCCTCCTGCGGTTATTGGAGTTACTAAAATATTTCATTTTGATGGAAGTGCAACGATTACTAATAATATGTTTAGTGTTAAATATCAGTTATTCTTAAATGATATTTACTTCTGGGGAGCAATGGAAATGCTCACTTATACTATGACACGGACTTATTTGGCTGATATGGATTTTGCATTGACGACGCAAAAGCAAATAAGATTTAATCAAAGAATGGATAGATTGTATTTAGATATTGATTGGTCAACTCTTACTCCAGGTGATTGGTTGGTTATGGATTGTTTTAGAACTCTTGATCCAAATGACTATGCAAGAGTATGGAATGATTCATTTTTAAAGAAATATACAACTGCTCTTCTTAAGAAACAATGGGGGCAAAATCTAATCAAATTCCAAGGAGTAAAACTTCCTGGTGGTGTTGAATTAAATGGTCGTGAAATTTATGAGGACGGTGTAAAAGAACTTGAAATTATCAGAGAAATGATGTCCAATACTTATGAATTACCACCTCTTGATATGATAGGCTAATGGCATTAAATCCCTATTTTATCCAAGGAACTTCTGGTGAACAGAGTCTGGTTCAGGATCTCATTAATGAACAGTTGAGAATGTATGGTGTGGAGGTGTATTATCTTCCTCGCCAATATGCAACGACTGATAATGTTATAAAAGAAGTAATCCAATCGGAGTTTAATTATTCATATCCTATTGAGGCATATGTAGATAATTTTGATGGATATGGGGATAATACTGTAATGCTTTCTAAGTTTGGAATCCAAGCAGAAAATGAATTAACAGTAACTATATCAAAAGAAAGATTTGAAAATTATATAAGTCCATTAATTAAAAATTTACCAAATGTTGAGTTATCGACAAGACCTAAGGAAGGAGATCTAATTTATTTTCCATTAGGTGATAGGTTATTTGAGATTAAGTTTGTAGAACATGAGAAACCATTCTACCAGTTAAAGAAAAATTACGTTTATACATTAACCTGTCAACTCTTCAGAGCAGAAGACGAAATACTCGATACTGGTATTGAAGAGATTGATGATACATTTGATACTGACTTTAACCTCAGAACTCTTACATTGGTGGCTGCAGGAACCACTGCAACGGCATATGCTGGTATCATAACCAGTGGTGGTGTTAATCAGATTATTGTAACCAATAGAGGTGAAAGATATCTTACTGCACCTACTGTAGCTATTTCTTCTTCTCCAACTGCTGGAGGAACTGCTGTTGGTATCGCAACACTTATGTCTGGTTTGACTAATTGTGATGGTACGGATATAGGAGAGAAAGTTCAAGGAATCTATGTTACGAATCCAGGTAGAAATTACACGGATAATCCTGGTATTGTTATCTTACCAACAGGTGATGATGGTGGTGTTGGAGCCGCTGCATCGACGAGAATATCTGATAATGTAGTTGGTGTCGTAACTATATCAAGTGGTGGTTCTGGATACACTACTGCACCTTCTGTTACCTTCAGTGATCCTGCAGGGGTCGGTAATACGACTGCTACTGCTATTGCGGTTGTAAGTTCTGGTGGAACCATATCCCATGTTTATGTAACTCATGCTGGTTCTGGATATGTATCTAATCCAACAATCACTATCGGTGATCCTTACATGGCTGGAACAGGAACATATATTGACAATGAAACCGTTATCGGATCTTCAAGTAGTATAACTGCTCTTGTTAAGACATGGAATGCTGTGAGTGGTGAATTAGTCATCTCTAATTCAACAGGAGAATTTGTAATGGGTGAAAATATTACAGGTCAGGAAAGTGGTGCAGTTTATCAATTAAAGGTTGAACAAACTGATAATATTGTTGATGAATATCCTTCTAACCTAGAGATTGAAAATGCAGCAGATGATATTTTAGACTTTAGTGAGTCTAATCCATTCGGAACACCCTAAATATAATATAACAGGTCTAAAAAGATGTTTGAGTATTATTATCACGAAATATTAAGACGCACGATTATTTCTTTCGGAACTCTTTTTAATGGAATAGAAATCAAACATGATGATTCTGATGGTGATGTATCAAGTGTTATTAAAGTTCCTCTTGCATATGGGCCTACTCAGAAGTTTTTAGCAAGATTACAGCAATCTCCTGATCTTAATAAAGCAACTCAAGTATCATTACCAAGAATGTCATTTGAGTTTGTGGGGTTGCAGTATGATGGAGCAAGGAAGGTAACAACAACCCAGACATTTAAATCAGAAACTGTAGGAGTGGCAACGGCTATTAGAAAAACATATATGCCTGTTCCTTATAATATGTCTTTTGAACTCTCAGTATTTACGAAGTTGAATGATGATATGCTTCAGATTGTTGAACAGATACTACCTTATTTCCAACCTGCATATAATTTAAGTGTTGACCTTGTAAGCACCATCGGAGAGAAACGAGACATACCAGTTATTATTGAAAATATTACAATGGAAGATGATTATGAAGGAGATTTTACAACTCGTAGATCATTGATTTACACATTTAGATTTACAGCAAAAACATACCTATTTGGTCCTGTTGGATCCAGAGCAGATGGAGACAAGGATCTCATCAAGAAAGCAACTATTGGATACATTGCTGGTGGATATACCAAGACTCCAAGCAGAGATGTTACTTACTCTGTTGTGCCTCGTGCTACTAAGGCTTATGATAGTAATGTAACTACTAATCTTAGTGTTGATATTGGTTTAGATTCAACGATGATTGAAGTTAATGATTCATCTGCTATTGCGGCAAATACATATGTTATTATTGATAATGAGTCTATGTATGTTGATAAGAAGGATGCTACAGATACGAACAAACTCTTTGTCAATAGAGGAGCAGATGGCACTACTCCAACTGCCCACGTTGCTGGAGCTGGAGTAAATCTGGTTACTACTGCTACTAACGCTCTAATTGAAGTTGGTGACGACTTTGGATTTGATGGTTCTTTTGATTAAAAACAATGAAAAAACTAGATGATGCTTTCAACATTTCTGAGACTGAAGTGGTAGAAACAGAGAAGGTGGGGATTACACCTGAACAAAAACCTGATAGAATAACGAAAGATGATATTACCAGAGATTATGAGTATACAAGAGGCAATTTATATTCTATCATTGAAAAAGGACAAGAAGCAATTGATGGAATTCTTGAACTTGCTCAAGAGAGTGACATGCCAAGAGCGTATGAAGTAGCAGGTCAGTTGATTAAGAGTGTTTCTGATGCCACTGATAAGTTAATGGATCTTCAGAAAAAACTGAAAGATGTAAATGAAGAGCAACAATCAAAAGGCCCTAATACTGTTAATAATGCATTGTTTGTGGGATCCACAGCAGAACTAGCTAAACTTCTAAAAACTGGACTTCCCAAAGAAGATAAATAAGTTGAGGGAGAGAAATCCCAAAGTACCGAAACTACTCATAACATGTCGGAAGACAATATTGAAAATTTGCCGTCTATAGAAGACTATAAAGATAATTCTGATGAATTGCCTTCAGTTGAAGATTTAATAACTGAGCAAGAATTACCATCGGTAGAAGCATTTATTGAAGAGGATACTCCACGACCAGAGGAAGAAATAGCAGATAATTTTAATATCGTTGAAGAAGAGAAAATAGAAGAAAAGAAAGAAGAACCAAAACAAAATTTAACTGAAGTTATACGTCTTATTAATGATGTTAGGGAAAGTATTCCTGACATTCCTGAAGTAAAAACTTATGATGAAGAACTGAGACAATTATCTGAGTCTATAGTTGAATTAAGAGAAAGTATTCCAGAAGTTCCAGAAGTAAGATATTATGATACAGAAGTAGAAACAATATGTGGGCAAATTGATTTAGTAAGAGAAGAAGTTAAGAACCTTCCTGAAGTAAAATATTATGATGATCAATTAAATACGATTGAAGAGAAGATAAAAAATCTTCCAGCACCAAAGTATTATGATGGCGAAATAGAAGCGATATGCGAAGCTATTGATCAGGTCAGGGATCAAATTCCTACTTTCCCTAAATGGGTAAATGAGGTTAATGAGGTTCCTGATTTTTCATGGATTGGAAAAACCTTTAGTGTAATCGATGATGATTTTGTTAAGGTTGGAGATCATATAAAAGATCTCAAAACTAAGTTTGATTCTGATCTGGAGGAATTAACTGAAAATGTAGATCTTAAAGATTTTGAACAAAGAGTAGAGATTGAAGAGTTAAAGAAAGCTAAAGATAAGATATATGAGGAATTAAGAGAGACTGCAATTAAAATATGGGAGTATCAAAGATCTTATAAAGATGATGATAGAAGGTTAAAGAAAAGTGTATTAAGCAAACTTAATGAGACAAAACAAAATATTGAAAAACAGATTGATGAATCTTATAATAAAAGCACCGAGTCAAATGAAACCCTTAAGTCTTACTTAGATGGGTTAAAAGAAGAAATTTCTAATCTTCCTGAACCTAAAGATTATGATGATAATATTACAGAATTAAAGAAGAGTTTATATGGTCTTGATAAAAAGTATACAGATCAAACAACTAATATTGCAGAACTTTATAAAATTGTTGAGGAACTAAAAGGACAGCAACAAGATCTTACTGAGATCTATAATAATAGACCTTTAACCCCTGATCCTTCAGAGAAAGAAGGAGATGATCCTCTTACTCCCACAGATCAAAAGTTTGCTACTCTTCAAGATTTAGCAGCAAACTATAGGTTATTCGTAAACAGAGTTGAACAGCAATTATATACCGTTGGTGGCGGTGGTGCAGGATTCATCAAGGACATGGCTGATGTCAATATTGATGGATTAGAAAATGATTATGTTTTGAAATGGAATGCCACTACCAGTATGTGGGATGTTGGGCCCTCTGGAGGTGGAGTAGGTTTATGGTCTAGTGAGGCTAATGGTATTAGCACCACAGCAAGTGTAGGTATTGGAACCACTGCAAGATCTCATTTTCCTTTATATGTTGGTAAAGTCGGTATAGAGACTGTCGCATTTTTTGATGGTAATATCTCAGTAGGTGGAACAATATTCTATGAAGATGTTGAGCATATAGATTCAATTGGTATATCTACATTTAGAACAGATGTTCAGATTGGTAATAACTTATCAGTTGTAGGGTTAACCACACTAGGATCTGGTAATGGAATTGGAACCGTACAAATTGGTACGGGTAACACTGCTTTGTTTGTGGATGGTGATGCTCC